AGGCGAAGTAATCTTGAAGAGTAGTGACCTAGGTAACACTGCTGGAACAGAAATTGTCATTATTAATGAGTTAAGTAGAAATATCAGAGTCACTGATATTGAAGAGAATATTGCTATTCTAGAAACTACTGAAGCACATGACTTTGGTGGTGGAGATATCATCGATATTATTGTAGATCCTGATGAAGCAACTACAGAGACTACTTACTATGTCACGAAGAAGAAATTCCAAGAACTAGATCTAATTGATCTACAATATAGTGCCAAAGTAGACGATAGTGGTATCGGAGCATCTACTGTCATCGGTTTGGGTAAAGACTACTATTCAAACACATATAATGATGTACCCCTGGTATTTGCAAATTCTGCAAAGAACAGAGATGATATTGTTCAGGCAAAAGCGACTGTAGTTGTTGGTACTGGTAATTTTGATGGTAGTGGCAATATCGAAAGCATTACTGTTACCGATCCAGGTTCTAACTATCGTAGAGATGATATCTTAACTTTAGAACCAACTGCTATCCCTAGAGTAGATCCTGCTGATTTGGATCAGAGTCCTAATCTTGGTATGGTGTATACCAACCAATCGCAAGTAGAAGCAAATCTATCGAAGAGATTCTTCGTTGCAGAAGCTGACTACGATAATTTCATTGCCAATGAATATGTGGCAGCTGCTTTTGGTGTAAATGACGGTGGTAACGTAAACTTCATTTATCAGGGCACAGATCCAAATAATTTTAGTATTCAGTATTTTATTGTTGATGAAGAGGGAGATGAAATCACAACTTCCGATACAATTGGTGGATATGTAATTACTGCTGTAGATACCTTCTATCCTCCTGGTTCACTGTTACCACAGTACATATTCAAAGATCTAACTACCAACGAAGAAAACCCCACCTACAACCTTCGTGTTGGCAGCACACTCACTATTCCCAACATGGGTGGTCATACCATCTATGTGGTGTCTGATTACAGCACAACGCTGGCACTTGATGGATATGCATTGAAGATTGAGGATTATGATATTGCTACTGGATCTTCTACCGATCAATCTGTCCCAATTACATTCACACCACAATTTGCTGGTACATACTACTATATCTGTATTGCCCACCCAGAAATGGTTGGAACCATTACTGTGTATCCTTCCCCAGGATCATCCACTCCTCTAATCAATGTAGATTCTGCTGGATTTGGTGTTGACAGAACAGATCTCAATGTAACTAACACTTTCGGTATTGCAGTAAATGATTTACTGTCTATCGGATCTGAAGTTATCAAGGTTGTCACAGTTGACAACGCTAATAAGAAGATGACTGTGTTGAGAGCACAGGAAGGCACCAGTAAGTCAGATCATGGTGATGGAAAGGATATAACGTCTTTCAATCCATCTTACAACTTTACACCTGGATCTAGACTTGGCGGCAATACTGCTAATGATCCTGTTGTTGTGTCTTACAATAAGACTACCAAGAGACTAATTGTCAACTGGGATTACAACGCAACATCTACAGTTCCTCTAACAACTGTGTCTTCTATTGAAGACCAGAGCACACCATCTAAAGTGGTGTCTATTTCTAATACTTATCCTATCAAAGAGAAACTTCTCTTCTCTCTAGATAACAACAACTTTATAACTAATCCTGTTGTAGACATTCAGAAGTATTACTTCTATAAGTTCGATGTCAGTCATCCTTCGATGCTGAATTCATACCTGGATATTTCTACAAGTCCAAACTTCAATGTCTTTACAGAAGAGAAAGAAGTCGGTCTGACTGAACCTGGTAATCCTGGTGCATATGTCAGAATCAGACTTGGTTATGGTGCAGACATCGGTGAAAAGACACGTAAAGATGTAAACTTCACTAGTTACTATTACTTCCTCACTAATTCTTCCACAGACACAGAAGGATCTTTCTTGAGAGTCATCGATGATCCTCTTTCTGGTAGAAAGAGAGTTACATACACATCAGACACCAAAGTTGTGTATGAAATCGGAAACATCCCACAATATGATGGATCTGGAGATATTAACTATACAGGAAGATCTGTTGGAAAAATTGCATCTGTCAAACTAGATAACCTGGGTTCTGGATATACCCAAATGCCAGTTATCAAAGGCGTTGTGCCTGCTGATTCATGTAAGGCACAAGTAACGGCAGTTAGAAATGCCTCTACTAATGCAATTGAAGCAATTACTATTGATAATCCTGGTCAGAAGTATTCTAAACCAGAATTAGTGGTTGCGAGTGGTAATGGATCTGGATTACAGACAGAAATTGATATTGAGCTCGGTGTTGTCAAACAGATCAGAATTATCAATGGAGGTACATATACAGAAACTCCATTAGTAGAAGTCATTGAAACTGATAACAAATTGTTCTTTGAATCAGAAAATATTGGTGTTCCACAAAATGTCAATTTTGTTAAGTATGGATCTGGATTCCATACAGACAACACAATTATTTCTGAATACTCGACACCATCCATCTTTATCTTGAAAGATTTTGAATTGGATGCGTTTAAAGCGGGTGAGATCATTGAACAGCGTTCTGGACAAACTGTTACTGCTCAAGGTAGAGTAGCACCTGACGGATGGAAGAAAGGTTCAAATATAATGAGACTACAAGAAATTGTAGGTGTATTTGAAGCTGGCAAACAGATTGTTGGGAAGAGTAAGAATAAAGGTACTGCTATCATTGATAGCATCAGGAAGTCTATATTCTCTCCTGTTATCGTAACTAGAGACAAGACTCTTGGCGTATTCAAGTCTGATAGAGGAAAGATCAGTTCTGGAAATCAGAGAATCCATGATTCAGATTTCTATCAAGATTACTCGTATGTAATTAGATCTAGAACTCCAATCAAGCAGTGGCGTAATATCATCAAAGATACTACACACCCTGCAGGATTCAAGGCATTTGGTGAGGTGTACCTGGAAACACAGGCACCTGCGATCATGCCTGTTAATCAACCTGTCAAAAAGACTACGGTGATTATTACAGGTCCCCCTGTAAGTCTATCTACTGTTTCTACCAAGAGATCTATTACTACTAGTATATTCAAGGTAAAAGACTCTAGAGTTTCGAGAGGTGCTGGTTCTGTATCTGTTGATGAGTTTGACGAGACTCTATTCAGAACTAGAGAGTTAGAACTCACTCCTGCCTTTGATGGTAGATACGATCCTCAAACAGGTCTGAAGATTGGTAATACCCAGTTCACTATCATTGATAAAGCAACAGGCACTGCATACACTCCATATAATGAGCAAGAACTGCTCATGACTATTGATGGTGTTGCACAGCGACCTGGTTATTCTTTCAAGGTGACTGGCAACCAACTCAATTTCTACGAACCACCTCTAGGTATCAGAATCAACGAAGATCAGGAAGTCCCAGCACAGAAAGAGTACATCAGATCCTTTAGGTTTAGAGAAGACACCGACAATTCTCGTTATCTCAAGAGACTGCAAAACATTGCAGATTCTTTTGATGGTAGAACTAGAATCTTCGATCTTAAATGGGAAGATGGTAGTCTTGTAAAGACATCTGATAAAGAAGATTTGTTTATCTATCTTGATGGAGTATTACAGCAAGGTTCGTATGAAATCAGACGATTTTCAAGCGCAAACAAAGCAGATCGTATCGCTTTTGCTAAAGCACCCAAAAACTACAAAGACTTATACGATGCTGATGCTTTTCCACAAGAACTACAGAATGAAACATATTTCTATGGATTTGGTGTGGGTCTATACGAAAGACTTGGAATTGACGAAAGAGTAGTACCATACAACCAATATAATCAATACCTCATTTACGATAGCAATAATAATGTAATCAATTCTGTTGACGACAAAAACTTATATGTTTATGTCGATGGTGTATTGCAGAATAGGGAACTATCTTATAAAATTGCTGGATCTTTGATTAGATTCAATCAAGCAGTTCCTTATGCAGAACAAGCAGATGGTACTTATGCATCTGCAAGAGTTGACATCATTCGTTTATATGGAAAGGATGCAATCCCAACAGTTACTCTGTTTAATCATGAACCTGATGTTTACTACAACCGAGCAAAGGTTGAAATAGACCTTGCTAGTGGTTATGATTCCCTAACAACCTGGCGTACACAAAACACCACTGATACTACTATTGTCAAGCAGGGCAATAATGTATGGGGAGATCTTATCTCGGTTTCTCTAGGTTCTGGTAACAAGTTTGTTATTGAGCTCCGTTCGCAGAATATCTCATCCTCTGCATCAGAACCAATCATCTTCGATAGAAATGATGGAACTCCTCTTACACTGAATCCAGATAGTTTCACCATTACATATGTAACTAATGAAGATGGCGATAGAATCCTCAATAGACTAGAGGCAAACTATATTCCTTACTTACCTACAGGTGATGCCTTTGATAGTTATGACTACAGAGGTGAGATTCTGAAGCAACATCCAAACCTTCGTGTTGGTGATAAGATCCAAATTGATGGTGAAAAATCATACAGAAGTATTATCAGTTCACCACTATTTGCTAGACCAACTGATTATCGTGATGGAGAACAAATCTCCAATAACTTCTTCACAAAAATTGCTGCAAGTGGTTATGACAAAGAAAAATTTGGAGAAGGTCTGTCTGTAATTGCTAATGTTGATGCTGGTAAAGTAACTTCCCTTGATTGGAATCGTAGAGATCTCTCATACTATTTCAATAATGGTATTCTTGTTAATCCCACTGCATATAATTACAACACCCCACCAGTCCTAAACTTTGTTCCTGTCAATGGTGAAGGTGGTGGTGCTAAAGCAAGAGTGATTGTATATGGTGGACAAATCATTGATATTGAGATCGTAGATCCTGGATCTGGTTATACCAAGGCACCTAAAGTCGTAATCTCCAGAGGTTATTCAATCCTTCGTGAGAATAACCATCCAGAGTTCTTCATGACCAGATATACCACTGGTGGTGGAGGTCAGAATCTAGTTGCCACTATCACTGCAGTATCGACTGTCATTCCTCTCTACTACAAGAACATCATTGAATCTGTTGGCGTTGTCAAGGTATTGGATCCAGTTTCTTTTGGCGCTGAAGTTACTAGAATTATTCAATTTATTGGTCCAGCAATTGGAATGGGTGAAGTATCTGAACAGAATATCCTCACTCAAATTCAGTATGTTGTTGCTACAGAATCTCCTGCTGCGGTATCACAACCTGCATTTACGAGAATCTTCCCAGAGAATATGGATGTTGCTTTTGAGTCATTCAGAGCAATTAAAACCAGATACTTTAGTTCTGGTGTTGTTGCATTGGATGAGAACCCTGTTGCTAACCCCGAATACTACTCTCAAGGTAAGTTGGGAACTACAGTAGCATCTTTCCTCGATTATCTATATCTAGATGTTGGATACGCAAATGTATCTGGTATCACCCTTGAGCAACTTGAGTTGACTTATACACAATTCAATGGTATCAGCGAAGGAGTTGATACCTGGATGGAAAATATGGCAATCAATGCCTCTTCATTGACGACAAATGGAACGCTATTCAACCCAGGTGTTCCATCTCTACAAGAGCATGTCAGTTTCTTGGATGCTCCTGCAACTGATGTGTCAATTGTTCTTTATGTTCCCGACACATCTAGATTCCCTGACTCTGGAAAACTCTTATTGGGTAAAGAACTTGTAACATATACTAGCAAGTCAGCTGATCGTTTTGCTGGTGTTACAAGGGGTGTCGATGGCACCACTGCAGAAGCACATACTGCAGGTACATTCATCAGGACTATCGGTCTAGAGACAACTCTCTAAAAACACCGTATAAATATAAATAACACAGAAATCCAACCCGTATCTCTTATTTCAATGGCTGCTATTATCTCGGAAAAGTTCAGAATTTTTAATGCGAAGCAGTTCCTAGAGTCTCTTACTGAAGGTTCTAGCGATACTGGTGTCGATCGAAGTCGTATGTACTTCTTTGTCGGCAGACCCCAAGCATGGGATTCATTTTTAGAAGTATACTCTACAGACGGTGGTTCGTTCGCCGTAGGTAATGAAGTATATGTTGGTGCCAATTACGCAGGCGCTACGTTCAAGGCAACAATCGCAAAGGTTCTTCCTGAAAGTCTTCTACTTAACTTGGTAGGACCACTTCCAACTAGTGCTCCTGCTCTAGGATCTCTGTTAAAAGAATACGACGGTTCGGCGGATACGGGTGTCCAAGCAACCACGGGTGTCTACAGATATTCTACAGAGAACGTTCCTCCTGTACCTCTTGATAACCTAACCGAGAAATTCAGCGTTTATAGTGACATCATTGCAGCGAAGAGAATCACTTCTTCCTATGCAAGATCTGTTGTAAGAAGATACAACTGGGACACAGCGAACAATCCAAAGTTCGACATGTGGAAACCCAACTACTCTGCTACCCCTGCTGGTGGTGGTCAGGTCGGTGTTGGAACTGCTCTTGGTGGATCTTCCATCTCTGGAGCAAAGTTCTATGTAATGAACCAGGGTTATGAGGTATTCAAGTGCCTTTACAACGGTGAGACTGTTGCTAACCCATCTGGCGTTAACGTAGTTCACGAACCCAAAACCAACCCTTCTTCGGGTCTTGGTACATATGCTAATGGCATCTTTACTGCTCCTGACGGTTCTTATGTCTGGAAGTACATGTACACCATGCCTACTGATGATGTACTAGCATTCCTCTCCTCCGACTTTATGCCTCTTGCGGCAGTAGGAGAAACAAGCAGAGTTGCAACCGAAACCGCTGCTGTTGCAGGCAGTCTCAACATTGCTCTAATTAAAGATGCTGGCACTGGTCTTACCAACGGCACTTTCTATGCTCCTGTACTAGGAGACGGCACTGGCGCTGTTGCTAAACTAGTAGTTGCTGGTGGTGCTATCGACCAAATCGAAATGGAAACGGTAGGTTCTGGTTACACCTATGCATCTATTCCTGTTACAACTGGTATTCCTTCTGGAACTGCTGGAAGCACTGAAGCAATTGGTCTATTCTCCGATAATGCTCTCACAGTATCCCAAGCAGTTGCAGCAACATCTGCTCCTTCACTAGAAGTAATCATTCCTCCCCAAGGTGGTCACGGTTCTGACTTCGAGACAGAATTCAACGCAAAGCGCGTTATGGCAAACATTCGTCTCACTTTCGTTGAAAGTGCTGGCGACTTCCCCGTCGATAACGACTTCCGTCGTATCGGCATCATCAAGGACCCATATGATTACGGTACTACTACCTTCTCTACTTCGGACACTCTTTCTGGATTGAAGGCAGTCAAGATCACTGGAGCAACTGGAGACTTCACCCCTGATGAGATGATCACCCAGACTGTTGCAGGAGGCACTGCAAAGGGCACCGTAGTCTCTTGGACCCTAGATGCTGGATCTCCTACTCCAACGCCAGGAACCCCTGGTAGCGGCGTTCTGAAGTACATGCAAAGTTCCGAGTATCATATGGATGCTAACTACATTGTGAGAGCATTTGCATCTGATGCTGCTAACGCAATTGTAGGTGTAGATTCTGCTTCTCAAGGTACTGTTGATGTTGCATTGGCAGATGGTACAGAACTAATTGGTTCCGTATTCACCGATGGTCTATCAGACCCCGAGATCGAAGCGAACACGGGCGATCTCATATACATAGAGAACAGAAGACTAATCACTAGAGCAGCTGACCAGATTGAGGATATCAAGTTAGTCATCGAATTCTGATTATAAACGAAAACAAGACGGTAGTTTAATACAATGCCACAGAAGACTAATCTTAAAGCCGCCCCATATTTTGACGACTACGATTCTAGGAAAGATTTCTATAAAGTATTATACCGCCCTGGTTACCCTGTACAGGGCAGGGAACTTAATACTACGCAATCTATCCTACAGAATCAAATCGAAAGCTATGGCAAATATGCTTTCAAACAGGGCGACCTAGTTGTCCCTGGAGAGGTCGGTCTCAACAAAAAACTTGACTTTGTAAAACTATCGTCTGTTTCTGAAGTTGCTGTCAACGTAGACGGCGAATTGGTATATCAAAAGTATGACATCGATGGTCTGATTGGTCAAAAGATCAACGGACTATCTTCTGGTGTCATTGCGATTGTTCAGACTGTTGTAAAAGCAACAGAGAATAACTCTGATACACTATATGTAAAATATTTGACGGCAGGTGACAGTGGAGATGAAGAAAGGTTCCGCCAAGGAGAAACGCTCGAAGTTATCGATGGCATTAATAGCCCTCTACTCGTTGTTGGCACTGACGGCAGCGTTCTACCTACTAGCGTTGCAGTCTTAAATCCTGATACCAGTGAGACTACATTTGTAGACAGTGGTGCAATGGGATTTGGTTCTGCTGTTCAAGTAGAAGAAGGTGTATATTTTGTCAATGGTTTCTTTGTAAGAAATGATTCTGGTCTAATCGTTGTTGATGGTTACAGTGACAATCCTTCTGTAAAAGTTGGATTCAAAATTGATGAAACTCTAGTCACACCAGAGGATGAACCCTCTTTGTATGACAATGCGTTTGGATCTTCTAACTATGCTGCACCTGGAGCACATAGATTACAGATTTCACTATCTCTAGTCAAGTATCAATTTGAAGAGACTCCTGATAAGAATTTTATTCAACTCCTGTCTATCAAGAATGGAGTTATCCAGAAGCAAGTCAAGCAAGCAGCATATAATACGCTTGAGAATACTCTTGCACGAAGAACCTACGATGAGTCTGGAGACTACGTAGTAGATAGTTTTGACGTTGACATTAGAGAGTTCTATCAGAGAGATGGAAACTTTGGTCTATACACCGCTGGTCGTGATGGCACTGTAGGACCCAATGGCATTTCTGCAGCTGATGCTGCGGATAAACTAGTTGCTACCGTTGGTGCTGGTAGAGCATATGTCCGTGGTTTCGAGATTGTAAACAAAGAAACCAAGTATCTAGAAGTTGATAAGGCAAGAGAAACCCTATCTAGAGATAATGTATCGATCAAGTCTAATGGACTTTCGACATTTACACTAACCAATGTATACAACACACTCCCACTGAATGCAGAGGGAGCAGATCTTACTGCATACCCAACTATTTTCCTGAATGCAGTACATAATGATGGAACTGTTGGTCTCAACAATCTAGAGGAAGTTGCTGAATACAGACAGACTATTTCTAGAAGAGGACAAGGATTTGACAAAGATGATGCCATTAAGACTATCTGGATTCAGGCAGCTGCTGATCTAGGTCTTATTGACGACACTAGTATTTCCGATTCTCCTGGTGCTGGAAAACTAGATTTGAGAACTTTGTACTTTGTTCAGACTAGATCTTCTACTGGTGGTGTTGCAACAACAAATACAGTTAAGTGCTTGTCATTTGCAAAGGTCACCAGACCAGAAATTGGTGATTTGAATGCACAATTCCTTCAATTGACTGTTCAAGGTAGAAAGGATCTACTGGACAACATGTTCCTTGAATATGACGATGATGTATCAATCAGAAGAAGACTTCTTTACACCAGTCTTGCTAACGTCCAACAGGAAGTTAATAACATTGGATACATTGTAGACTATACAGAGAGCATTGTTCCTGTTGTTGGTATTGCAAAACCTAAAGACTTTTCTTTAACAAAGAGACCAGACGGATTTAATCAAGACACTGACATTGTTATCTCTCGTGGAAAACTTGCTGATGGTAGAGATACTTACAGCGGCAACTTCAACCTTTCATACTTCAACCCTGTCTTCTTCACAAGACTCCTAGTAGACTCTCCAGTCACTCCTGACTTCTCTCCTGGCAAATACATCATAGGTGCCCAAAGCGGCGCTTATGGGGTCATAGAGGGTGCTTCCAATGGATATATGTCTCTGGGAAGGAGTTTGTATGTAAAAACTCTGTATGGCAACTTCATTCCTGGTGAAACAATCACCAGCGAAGAAGGATCTACATTACGTATTCCAAAGAACAATACTATTTCTCACTTCGTTGTACAACGTCAAGGAACTGGTTACACTGCAGGATCAAAAATCAATATCAATGGAACTATCTTTGAAAGTGCTGACGTAGAAGTTGGCATTGATGGTGGTACTGTTTACAAAGTTACAATTAAGAACAGAGATGCATTGCAAACAGAATTTGCTGCACCTCCTGTCTGTGAGGTTCTTGGTTCAAGCACTATCGCTGTAAATATTGCTCCTGTTCTGTTCAGAGATAGTGTTCTTACTTACAACTCACAGAACGTCAAGTCTTTGTACTCGACTTTTGGTTCTAACAACAAATTCTCCGCTGATATCGAAACTGGAGATGACTCTCTTGGTGATACGAGAGATGTAACCGAGAATACTTTCTCTGGTACAAAAGGTTACAGATTTATCGAATGTAATGGATTCAATTCCGATGCATCTTTAGTTCTCCAACAGGGAGACATTGTTCAATTTAATGATGACACTGGAAGATTAAACAAGTTCTCCGTTTCACAGGTTACCCAACCTAGAGGAACTGATAAGTCTAGAGTTTATTTGAATGGTGCTCTACCAGATTCGATGACTGCTAAAACTGTCATCAGACAGAGAGGAAAGGTATTAAATGGATCTACTTCTACGTTGATTTTCCCAACGGGAAGTAAAGAAGTCGGCAGTCTTGTTTCTTCCACAGAAAACACGAAGATCACATACTATATCAGAAGAGACTTTGTAACTACTGGTAGTGATAACGGTGGTAACGTTACTTTCGCTGCACAATTAGACTTTGGTACACAGAGATTTACTCAATTTACAGAAAGAGACTTCCTCATCACTGTCCTAGACAAAGGTGGTTCTGACCTAGTAGAAACTGGCGATGTTATTTACGTTTCTCCCGAGTTTGTCAGCATTCTGAATACTACAGATGCTACCTCTGGTTTGTCTTCGGGTAGTATCACTCTGACTTTCCCTGGCAATTACTTTGGTAACAATGTAACCAACTTCCCCAAACTGAAGTTGACTGCTACCATTGAAGTTTCCAAGGGTAGACCAAAACTCAAGACAGCAATTAAGAATAAGAGAGTTATCGTCCAATCTCCTGGTGATCAGGTTCTACCTCTTCGCGGTTTGGACTACGATAGCGATAGCAGTGAAGTATTCTCCTATTCAGATGCATTCCGTATTAGATACATCTATGAAGGATCATCTTCTGCCCCACCAACGGTTGATGTCAATGGTAATCTAGTTGTTGGTACAGATCTTACTAACAGATTTACTTTTGATGATGGACAAAGGGATACATTCTATGACGTGTCCAGAATCGTTCTGAAACCTGGATTCGATCCACCCACAGGTCAACTAGTTGTTGCTTTCGATTACTTTGAGCATTCTCAAGGTGATTTCTGCACGGTTGATTCCTACATTCATGAAGCAGGTGTAGTCCTAGATGAGATTCCTGATTTCAACTCCAACGTTCATGGTAATGTAAGTCTTAAGAACGTTATTGACTTCAGACCAAAAGTAGATTCTACTGCAATTATTCCTGGTTATCAGGACACATCACTACTGTCACAGTCGGAGTACATCAACTTCATTGGACCTGGTGGTTCTGTTTCCAGTACACCATCTTCTGCTAGAAATATTCCTTATACCATCTCTTTCAGTGAGTCACAGTATCTTGACAGAATTGATGGCGTCTTCCTCAATAAGAAAGGTGAGTTCATTGTCAAGAAAGGAAATGCATCTCTGAACCCAAGCAAACCAGAGATCATTGAGGATGGCATTCCTCTTTACTATATGTTCATCCCTGCTTTCACGAAGTCTAGCAAGGATGTAAGAATTACTCCTGTTGACAACCGTCGTTACACGATGCGTGACATCGGTAAACTAGAGAAGCGTATTGAACGTCTTGAGTATTACACTACATTGAGTGTTCTTGAGCAGCAAGCACTTAACATGCAAGTCAAGGATTCTCTTGGTATTGATAGATCCAAGAGTGGATTCCTTGTAGACAACTACGAAACTCATAATGTTGGTAATGTCAAGTCTATTGATCATCTATGTTCCATTGATGCACAGCAGTCTGTATTGAGACCACAATCCAAAGAAGACAGTTTTGCACTCAAAGAAGTCAATACAAGAGACGATCAAAGAGTTATTTCTGGTTACACAAATTCTAATGGTGTGATCACACTGCCATTCACGAGTGTTGAATACGCAAGTAATGTATTTGCAACAAAGACAGTAAATCCAAACCCATTCGTTGTTCTACAATATGTTGGTGATGCTGCATTAGATCCAAATATTGATCAATGGTATAACAGTTTTGTAGCACCTCTGGTTACTGAAAACAATACTAATTTGTTCTCGGTCTTCTTGGCAAAGCAAGATGCAAGAGTAGCATTCTCCAGTATCTACAACTCTTTTGTAATCAACTGGGTTGGTGTGAACAAGACCTTCTACAACCTGAAGAGTTTTGCAGAAAACAATGGAAGATCTGCAGAGTCTACTGTAAGCAGTGCATCCATTTCATCTTCATCTAACGTCAGTCCACAGAACAACGAGATTGCGAAGGGTGTTGGATACAAGACTATCAATGGTACTAACGTATCAAATGCACTGAAGTTCTATGCTAGATCTGTTCCTGTTAAGTATGTCGTAAGGCGTATGAAACCCAAGACAAAACTGCATGTCTTCATGGAAGGTAGAAACATCGCTAGATGGATCAACCCAGACTCAAGATTTACTGGTATTGCTGCGAACTCTCCTACTACATTTGGTACTAGTATTACTACAGATGAATATGGTAATGCTAGTGGCATTATCTTAATTCCATCGGGTTATGCACCAGCAGAAAATTCTTTCTGGACTGGAAATATCGACACCATGCAGTATGATGATACTGCTGAAGAGATTTACTTTACTACTGGTATCAAGACGATTAGATTTACTTCTAGTATGTCTGATGCTCCCATCACTGATGTTGATGGAGTAAGTTCTTTCGCAGAAGTTAAGTTCTATGCAACTGGTATTCTTCCAGAGAATCCTTCTTCTATTATCTCTACAACCCCTGCGATCTTCAAAGCAAATGAAGGTGTTCAGGAGATTGATAGCAACACAGAGAATAAAGAAAGACCCAACCCAATGGCACAGACTTTCAAAGTCGAAAGCTTTGAGGGTGGTATGTTTGCAACAGGCGTTGACCTGTTCTTCTCCGAGAAGAGTTCTACTGTTCCATTGAGAGTGTATCTCTCTAACGTAGAATCAGACAAACCTGGTAAGTACATCCTTCCTGGTTCTATCAAGACCCTTTATCCAGATACTTTCCTCAAGGTATATTCTTCTGGAAACATCACTATTCAGAAGGATGAAGACATCACTGGCAACAGAAGTCTTGCTAAAGGACCTATCACCAAAGTTTTGGATAGAAACAACTTTGAAGTTACCCCTTCCAGCAATGGTGAGATTTCTCTAACAAATGAGCAGACTTATACGTTCATCTTGAGTAATCACAATGGAAGAGACTTCTTACCAAATGAAGATCTAACCATCGGCACAGTTACTGCATACAATAATGCTAACAATGCTACAGTAGGTCTGAAGATTGCTAAAGATTCTGGTCGCGTATCCAAACTGAATATTACTAATCTGGGATCTGGATATGAGAGTGCAACCATCACTATCGAGAGTCCACAGCTACCTGGTGGAAGCAATGCTACTGGATCTGTCAAAGTATCTGGTGGTCAACTATTCTTCAGTGAAGTAAGTCTTGCTGGTAGAGGATACACCGAAGCACCATCTGTTGTTATCAGAGGAACTGGTGCTGGTAATAACGGTGCTGTTATCGAGTCTGAAATCGAGGTCGATGAACCTGCTGTAAGAATGGGTGTTGCAATCGATCCTGAAGGTGGAATCAGATCCACCACACCCACACGTTTCAACTTCGAGTATCCTGTTTATCTACAGAATGATACCGAGTATGCACTCAATATTGAGTGTGATGCTGTTGAATACAAACTATGGTCTTCCAAGTTGGGAGAGGAAGATATTTCTTCTGGTCTGGTTGTCAATGCACAACCTCTCCTTGGATCTCTATTCAAGTCTCAAAATACTGCTAACTGGGAAGAAGATCTGTTTGAAGATATTAAATTCACTCTATACAGAGCAGAATTCGACACTTCTAGAAATGGCGAACTGGTTATCAAGAACGAGGATCTGGGATACGAAAAACTACTATCAGATCCACTTGAGACATATGCTCTTGCTAACAGCACAGCAACTTCTCCTCTGTTCAAAAACAACAGCAGTATCATTAAGGTATATCATAGAGACAATGGATTTGAACAAGGTGGAGATTCTAAAGTATTCTTCAGAGGACTGCCTGATTTCGCTGGATATGATGCCATCGAACTAGAGTCCACCCTATTCCAAGTTTCTAATGCAGGCATTGACTCTTACAATATCGTTGGACCATCTAGAGCATCAGATACTGGATTCTTTGGTGGTGATGCAGTTCTTGCATCCTACAACAGAAAGTACGAAAAACTTTATGCACAGATTCCATATCTACAGGTAAGTGGAACTTCCATCGACAGCATGGTCAAGACTACCAATGTTATTCCTGTTGACTCTGACACTAATAACTACACTTCATATTCCATGACGGATTATGAAACAACTTTCCTGAATGAAGAGCAATACTTCTTGAACCAGAAGATGATTGCATCACCAATCAACGAAAGTCTCAATAACATGGATGCATCTTTAATGTACAAGATGACATTAAAGTCTGATCAATCCTATCTCTCCCCAGTAGTTGATTTAAGATCTGCTTCTGCAAAAACTGTTACCAACAGAGTTGAAAACTCTTATGGAAAGGAAGATAGATATGGCAAGAGATATCAGAAAATTCAAATATTCCCTGTATACAAATTTACTATTCAAGGAAATGAAGTTGGGGGGAACCTTGTTCCTATCGTCATCAACCAGAATGTCACTGGCGTAACTTCTGGTGCAGAATCTGAAGTCTTACGAGTTCGTGACAATGACATCTTTGTCAAAATTAAAAACTCTGTAAACTTTACTTTGGGCGAAACTTTATACTTCAGTACACAGTCTGCCAGTGGTGGTGAACTAGACGGTATCACAGTTACAATCACAAATGATGGTATCTTCAATCAACTTCCAAACTTCGTAGTTGGTTCAACCGTTACTGCATTCAACCCTTCGGCAAGAACCGAGAAGTATGACAACAAAGTCAGTGGAAAAGTAATCTTCTGGGATTCCAATACCAAGACACTGACTCTTGAGAATGATAAGAGACCTATTAATGGTGACTATACTAGTGAAATCACATTAGGCAGTGACTTTGCTAGAACTGCAACCACAAGTCTACAAACATCTGATGTATTCAGAGTTGGAGATCTAATTGATTTTGACGGTGCTTCTTTCGAGACATCCAAGTTCTCTGAAATCAAGGCGATGGAATTTGGAAATGGCATTGACTTTGTTGCAGAAAATGGATCTGTCAACACGTCTGCTGTTGCGAAGTATGTAACTAAAGAGATCTCTCTAGCAAGTTCTGCTGCTTCTCTGTCTACCAAACTTACAGTCAACGCAACGGATGTTAACAATATCCAAGTTCTGTATAAGACAAAACCAGAAGCATCGCAACAAAAATTTGATGATATTAGTTGGACCTACTTCAATGAAGATGGTTCTTCTGACAATGATGTAATCGCTACGGCACAGAATAGCATTTCTGGTCAATATGAATCTCAAAGCGCATATCAAGAATTGTCATTCACAGTATCTGATATCCCAGACTTCTCATCCTTCGCTATTAAGATTGTTATGAAGTCTGATAATCCTTCTTATGTTCCCAAGATTCAGGACATGAGAACTGTTGCTTCTTTCTAATATGAAACTATCTGAATATTTGCAAGTCGAAGGTCAAGAAGGACTTGTCCGAGACATGAATACGGGTGCCATTATCAACACGGCACCCAAACCAAAAAAGAGACTCGCAGAAGAGTTCCGAAATGTGCAGGATGATCTAAATACTTTGAAGGAAGAAATGTCCGAAATCAAGTCCCTCCTTAAGCAGTTAATCAAATGACACTACGTAACGTACCAAAGGCGCATACGCTGGAACAGCAGCGTCAAGAGATTAACTTAATTGCATCTGATCTCGATAATGCGGTCGAGGGCACGAAAACATTTGGTGGGAGTAAAACATTCTCTAGTGATGTAACATTCCAAAGCACTGTAGACTTTGACGGCATTGCAACATTCAATAGCAGTCCTACCTTTTCTGATAATGTAGCAGCAAACTTTGGTGATGATGCTGACCTAAAAATTTACTACGATGGATCTGTAGGTGTCCTAACATCATTCATTGATTCTGATGCTTTGCAGATCAGATCAAAGACTGATACTAGTGAACTGTATCTCACAGCTCTCAAAGATGGTCCTGTCGAACTTTACTATGACGGTGCTAAAAAAATTGGAACTAATCTTACAGGTGCGACAGTTTTAGGAGATCTCGAAGTTAATGACGAGTTACATTCTGCATCAGGTAGTTTTATTATTAAAACGGCATATCAGATAACTCCTGGTCAGATGGTTACTGAAGCTGTCTTTGGTGGATCAATGTATGTACCATACGGTTTTAGTACATATCCTATTGCTGAATTTCCTGGTGGTGGTATCAACGAGACATCCACTAATGCTGGATTTAGTGTAAGCAACGGTGGACAGATTTATATTGCTAACATTAGCGCACAGGCTCTTTGGAAGGGTAGACAAGTAGGAACTGCTGGAATCACATCAGAAATCGATGCTGCTGGTAATGTCACGTTTGCTGGCACCCTGGACATTGGTAGCACTGCTACTTTTGGTGGTACTGTTGATTTCAATGATGCTGTTGATGTAAATGCACACGTTGAATTCAAAGCAGCTAGTGGAAATAGTTCACTATACATGTATGATGAGAATGCAATTAATCTTGGTAGTAACAATGATGCAAGATTAATTTATAACAACACTGGAAATATTGTTAAATTTGAAAGATTAACTGCTGGTGAAATTGAAATTGATGCTGCACCAGTTACACTTCAACACTCTAATAGTACAAAATTACAGACTACCTCCACTGGTGTAACAGTCACAGGAACTCTTGATGCTACGGCATTCACAGTTGGTGGTTCTCCATTCACTGCAGGTAGTGCCGCAACCACATCTTCTACTGGTGTTGTACAACCAGATGGCACAACCATCGCTGTTGATAGCAATGGTGTTATCAGCGTAGCTGGTGGTGGCGACCCATTCACTGCTAATGGATTCAAGTTTGGCGTCAATGAAGGATCTGGTCCAACAGCAACACAAGGTGAGATCAGACAGATTAGTGGTAAACCACATTTCTATGATGGAAGTAACTGGCAAGAGTTTATTCTTGGTAGCACTCAAACAGCTACTATCCCAGCAGAAACTGATTGGGATAAGGTTCTATTAAGATCCACTTTCGATAGTGATTTTAACGACGTAAAGTTTGGTGACACTGGCACTGCTCAAATTTATGGCGGTATAGCTGCCTCAACCCTTGTAGGAACCCCCGCCAATTATGGAGCGAAAGTTCTAAAAACAGTTGGTAATGGTGTTAGGTATGACGACAGAAGTGACTATGATTTCACTAACACATTTACATTAGAGTTTTGGATTAATATAGATTCCGCACCAAACGCTTCTCTGACTGGGGTAAATGATAAGTATGTTATTGTATCAAAATCTGCTGGCACTCTTGCTGGAAGTAATAATAAAACTGCAGGAGCGACAGGTGGTGGATGGCAACTATATTATGCGTATGTTGGTGTTAACATAGGATGGAGACTTGACATACATGATACAGCTACTAATACAACTAGTACCATAGGTTTTCAAACCGATAGTAGCACGGTTTTTGCTAGCAAATTTGTACAAAGTTGGAATCATATTGCTTTAGTAAAAGAATCTGATGGACAACTTCATTTTTATGTAAATGGTCTAGAAGA